AATACGTCCCTATTGGTGTTCATGCCACCAATAGAAGTTACTTTAAAGCCATTAATTCTATCTGCCATTAAAACACTCTAGGATGGAATGAGGGACTAACAGATGCTGTAGAACTCATATACATAGGTTCATCCAGCAACAGTCTTCTCATTGCTCTAATACCAACATCAAATTTTTCTTTATATACTGCTGCACCTTGTTCATTAGATCTAAACATCAGCATGTAGAACATAGCACCATCAATTAATACATTAGTAAATCTATCTGGAATAATAGCTACATCAGTAGATATAGCTAAGTCAGCAGGGAAAGACCAATACTTATATTCAATCTGATATGCCTGATCTGGAATAGGAGTAGCACCAAACTTAGCCTCTTGTGTTTGATATACAGCAATAGTAGGACCATAACCACCAGTACCATTAGTGTCCTCTTGAGGACGATGGTTGTTTAGGTAGTCAGTGTAAGTAAGAACAGAAAGACGGGAAGGCTGATTGTTAGCTGCAGTGAGTCTCTTTAAATAAAAAGAATCCCAGTCTACAGTGGATGTATCAGTAGGAAAACTGTACACACCTGTACCAACAGTTAGTGTCTGTGTCTGGGTAGCTAAGGCAAAAGGCCATTCTTGTGCGGAGTGCATCAATTCTCTAATGGATGAATTGATAGCATTCTTTGCTAGAGCTTGGATGTTTCTAGCACTGTCGAATTCGGTGGAGTCCATAGTGACCTCACCCATTCTTCGTAGCAATTCATTCGTTAAAGAAATGTATGTAGACATATTTTTTAAACAATAAAAGGGAGAGGCGGTTAAGCCCCTCCCAGTATTAACTAGCTATTAGGCCAGTTGCTCACGGTCCACCGAGGCACGGGCTGGGCGACCATCGATGTTCATCAACACAGCCCATACACGCACTTCACCAGAGGTGGGAGCAGTAGTAGCAGTTGCGATCAACAAGTCGATAGTGTCAGCAGTACCAATCACCAAAGGCTGATAAGCAGCAGCGTTTTGTGCGTAAGCACCAGCAGCAGCAGCGTCAGCATCAAAGCCATCAACGAAGTTGTCAGGCTCAGTAGTAGTCACGCCCAAATCGAAAGTGGTATCGTTTGACTCACCACCCAAGACGGTGATAACTTCAAGACCAGCATTCAAGATGAGAGTGTTAGCGGGAACATTGATACACTCGATAACATCAGCAGCAGCCAAGGCAGAGCCTTTAGCTGTAGCTGCAGCAGCGAAGTCAATAGTAACATCGACCAAGTAAGGGACAGCACCAGCGGTGCGACCAGCGGAGGCTGAACCAGCCAAAGTTGTAATAGTTGCCATAATGTTTCTCCTTAAGCAGCGTTGTATTTAGCAGTGACGATGCCTTCAGGACGCAAGATTTTGCGACCATAAAGATGCATACCACGCACGATGTCAGCGAAGCTGTCTGGATCACGATATGTTTCAGTCTTGGTGATTTGCTGAGCAGAAGCAACAGCAGAATCATGACCACCAACAATCACGCCATAGTTGGAGTTCTGGTTAGCAGTACCAGAAGTACCGGGACCAGTGCCAATCTTGGGCAAGTTGTTAGAAACATAGATACGGAAGCCATGCAAGTTGTTAATGACCAAGCCGTTCTGCAAACCAGAACCACCAAAATCACTATTCAACAAACGGCTGTCTTCGTCTTTCAACATTTCGATGAACACGGGATCGACCACCAACCAACGACCAGCAGAGTCAACAAACTGTTGATCCAACAAGCGACCCATACGAGAAACCACCATCAAAGGAGAAGCTACGTCTGTAGGCAAAGCTGTTGCACCGGGAAGGCGCGGAGCCAAAGGAATGGAATGTTCACCAGCAGAAGCTGTGGTGATGTTACCAAAGCTACCCTTTTTCAACTTCATAGAAGCCAAGAGTTCGTCAGAGCCAGCGGCAGTGACGGCTTTAGTACCAGAAGCAGAAGTACGGGCTGTATCAGGATTTGCATGCTTGGCAGACTGTGAGAAGCCAGACAAGTAACCCAACACATCTTGGTCATACTGATCACGCAAACGATACGCAGCACGATCAGAAGCCATCTGCATGAAGTTCACATGTGAGTGAGCAGCTTCGATGTCATCAATCTTGAAAGCGTAGTAGTTGGCTTGGTCAACAACCAAGGTGAAGTCTTCATCATTCAGATCTTGAGCAGTGATCTGTGTACCACGAGCATAGCTCTGTACGCTAACCTCCGGCTCTTTAATGATCTTTACACTATCCCCCATATTAGCAATCTCACCGAAGTAGTCATTGTTTGTAATGTCTTCGACAGTAGAAGCTTTGCGGAACGCTAGTTGTACGGCTTTCGAATAGATAACTGGTGAAAAGTTACCATTCGGCAGGTTACCGTGGCCTGCTGCACTTGGAAAAGCCATTTTAATTCTCCTATAGATAAATGTATGGCATACATAACATACGCTCACAAAGTTCTACAGGGCCACTTATCTTAGGTGCATAAACAAAAGACTTCTAGAGGTCTGTTGTTTATGGGCTAGATCAACTGGGTTGTCTGCTTACTTACTGTTCTGCGTTACTAAATTACAAAAACTTAAGAAATGATTTTCATCAAACCGCTGTTTAATGTAGTTCACTATCGTGCAAACAAATTGCACATTGTCTTCTGTATATCCCTTAGAACTGTCTAGACGATCTAACGAGATGGTGTGCGAATGGTTATCCTCAAATGTGAGGGGCACTCCAGAATATACACACACTCCTTGTTGTTTCTCCCATAACTTAAGAAGAAACTCCAAACTTAAATCCCATTCTATGTTTTTCTTCTTAGCTCTTTTTATGCCAAGTTGTATAACATATCTAAGTCTATGTTCTATAGACTTGTTGTACCACATTCCATTTACTTTTCTATAGTCAGAATTTCTATTGACAATATGGTCTTTATTGTTTTTATAGTAAAGAGCTCTCCACTCTTTTTCACAAGACAGACATCTATTAGTATGCCCATCCTTACAACCTTTATTCACTACAAACGCTTGTAGTGGTTTAACCTGATCACAGGCTTTACACTGTTTCTCCATAACTATCCCCGATTAGATAAAGAGCTAGACTGTGAATCGGCACAGTCAGGGGAGCTACCCTCTTCGCTCTATTAAAGTTATACCAGTTGTTTCAGGTTTGTCAATACTTAACGAGCGTTACCGCTAATATCGTATACAAACTTACCTGATTGTAATGCTTTAGCAATAGCTTCTTGGTTCTTTTCATACTCAAAGGTAGACATTTTGCTTACCTGTGACTCATAAAAGACACCATCTTTGCTTTCGCCAGTAGGCGCAGAACGACTACCACGGGTGTTAACACTCTCTGCTGCACCCTTATCTGAGGTAGACTTCTTCGTCTTAATGTTCTTATCAGCCTTGTAAAGATCAATGGCACGAGCAGCAGCCCTTGCATCACTGTCATTATCATACAAAGCGTCTTGCACCCACTTAGGTTGATCTTCAACCCAGTTGTGGAAGTCATCATCATCACGGATGGAGTCAAAGTCTGGATGCAAACGCATCAATTCAGCCTCTGCTTTATCCTTAGCTGTCTGATGCTCACGCTCATCAAGCTGTTTAAATCGCTCATCCAAAGCTTGGGTTTGTTCCTTAGCCTTTTTAATTGCAATGGTTTCAACAATCTTTGCAACATCAGGATAGGTCTTAGCCCACTCGTTCAACTCTTCCTCACTCTTAGGAAGCTTAATTTGTTTCTCTGTGCTGCTTTGTAGCTGTGAGCGAAGCTCATCAATTTGCTTTTGCAAAGCCACTTGTTGTTGCTGAGAATGTCTACGCAGATCTCCGTAACGCTTCTTAAAGCTTTTCTCTTCTGCGGGTAAGTTACTATCATCACCATCGTTTTCTTCTGGTGGATTGTTCTTATCTTCAGCCAATCGCTTAAGCTCTGCTTCCTCTTGTTCAATACGATCTTTGTTAGCATTACGCTTACCAAAGGGAGAAAACGCCTGAGCCTGTTGGTTCTGGTTAATCACTGCTTCTGTCATATTTACCTTTAAGTTGGGGCTAACTGTAGCTGCATTGCAGGGAGATAGGTAGCCATCGGGAACTTGTTCCCTATGGTGGGAAATTGTTGATACTCGCCAGCCCACCTCTGGCTTGAGTATTCTAATTATATAGTATTATTTCTTAGAAGCAAGGCCTCTTTTACTGGATGCTGTTGGTTTTTTAGGACGCTTAGCTACTAACCCACCTTTTGCAAAACCATCCCCGCCACCATCACCACCATCACCACCATCACCACCATCACCACCATCACCAGCCGCACCTCCTCCTCCACCACCGGAAGCACCTGCATCACCCTCACCAGCTCC